TAGTTTTTCTCTGACTAAGGCATCTACATCGGGTTTGGTTTTTATGCCCACATAGTTCTTAGCTTTAGTAGTTGTAGTGCCTTTTGGATTGGTTTTAGCCATTACGCCACAGCCTGGACGATATACTTGCCAAAACGTTTATGGAATTCATCAAATGTTTTGAGCTTACCTGGAACGAACGGCAAGTTGTAGACGGTTAACGCTACACGAGCACCCATGACAGTGAGCTCAGTAGTGAAGTTCTCCATCATAAATTTGAAGAAGTTATCTACTTTTTCATGCCATTGTTCTTGATTAACACTATCCTTCTTGTTAGTGTTAAGGTCTTTTAGTTCATAGCACATAGACACAGTTAAAGAATACATAGCTGAGATCTCTTTGACCTTAAGGTCTTTGACCTTGCCATCTAAGATGTCTCTTGGGTTAGGCATTTGGCCTGCTATTTTCCTATGTGCCATGAATTTTACTGCGGTACCTTCGCCAACTGTGCCGGCTACCAAATCAGTTTCTGTTGCTGTTGGTAGGTTATCTTCTAGCAATTGGCTGACGAAAGTCCACGAACGAGGTGTTGCGAACGCACGACTTGATGATTTAGGATCAAAATCAAACAGGTCCTGTTTGGCGAACGACACATAACCAACGACGTCTTTGTGTATGTTGTTGAGCACTGCCCATTTTTGCCAAGCATCAAAGTCTGGACGCATTTCTAAATGCACGAAACGATTACTTAGTGGGCTAGGCATCTTAAATGTCACACCCTTGTCACCTTCACGGTTACCAGCGGCAACCATAACAACATTGTCTGGAAGACGATACTTACCAACACGACGGTTAAGAATCAATTGATAAGCCGCGGCCTGTACGCTAGGTGCGGCACTATTCATCTCATCAAAGAATAATACGATAACTGGATACTTGCTGGCTAGCTCTTCACTAGGCAAATCAATTGGGGGTGCCCAATCCATTAAACCTAAATCTTTATTGTAAAAAGGAATACCACGGATATCTGTTGGGTCCATTTGTCCAAGGCGTAGGTCAATCATGTAGCCACCCATTTCGTTGGTGATGCTTTCTACAAGTTCTGACTTACCGATGCCTGGAGGACCCCAAAGGAAAACTGGACGTTTTTTGTTAAAACATTGGACCAATGCTACGCGAGCCTCTTCTGATGTCACGGTGCGATTTTCTGTAACTGCCATTTTTAACCCTTTCTATTTTTTAACTGTGTAAAACTATTATAGCACCAAAAATGGTATTTGTCAAGTTGCTTTTAATGTAGGTAATCTGATAAAGGAACCACTGCGATCTTACCCTCTTCCATACGGGCCTTCATAATATCCGCCATGGCAAAGATACCTTCTACTACCAGGGTAGCTTCAGCACGATCTACGTCGTTGGCATCCTCGCCCCAGATAGCGTCAATGATTTCTTGTTCTTGTGGTGTCATAGTTCATATACCGTGAAAGCCACGGCGTCCTTTTTGTTAGTTGAAGCACGCCAGCGATAGAATCGTGGACCACGATAGACCACACGGAATCGGCCAACTGATTTGAGAGCCTCTCCTACACGGTCCAAATATTCCATTGGGATCCATTTCCAAATGCTAGTTTCGGATTTGGGACTCTCGTGCTGTGCCAAAAGCAGTTGGATGTCTTTGGGCACGGTTGCGAAGTAGATGAATTTATCCATTATCTTAAGTAAAGTGGACCTGTCCATTGGATAGTGTAACCACCGTCTAGGATGTTACCACGGGCTTGATTCATTGCAGGAGCATTCCACCCTGCGGCCTTAAGGATGTCGCCTTTGCGAAACTTACCACCATCTTCCTTGACAATGAAACCCCACACGCTGGTACCTTGGATAACCTTGATATACTTCTTACCCTCGGTGACACGGATGCGAGCATTAAACTCATCGATCATCTCTTGGCGAGGTGATGTCAAGTTCTTGCTCCAACGACCGTAGTCGGCTTTGATAGCATCTAACAGTTGATCTAATTGAGTCAACATTATACAGTCTCCTTCATTACACCACGACGTGATGGGTCCATGACATCAAACATGATGGCCTTGGCACAGTTGATATATTGACGTGCTTGGTTAGCAACGTCAGGACTAACCCAACCATCAGCATTAAACTCTGGGTCTAAAACCTGTTGGGCATCACTTAACATACCTGCGGCAAACATAAGTTCTTGACCTGGAAAAGCCTGTGTTTTTACCATACGGTTTAACTCTGCTTTTGTCATACCGTAGGCTTGAATTTCCCACTGTAAATCTGTTGTTTTCGTTGTCATTTATTGCTCCGTTTTCTTATTGTATGTAAACATTATACAGTCATTTTACCAAAAAGTCAACCAAAATCAGTGAAAAATAGCCAAAAAAAATGCACTTTTTCAGTGCATTTTAGGGCTTATTAATCCAGTCTTTGTCCCACATATCTGCGTGGGGATCGGGCGTTTTATCATAGAGTTTAAATTTTGCGGTTAGGCACTCTCGGATTTTCTTGGGATCCCTATAATTACAGGGTGCTGAGAGATCAGGTGTGGCCATTTGGACTATCGCAGGTTTGTTGGTTTCTTTAGCCTGTGCTTCTGCCATGAGAATCTTGTCGGTTTCATGCATGCCTACTAGAGCGGCGATATATTCAAACATAAAACTAGTATAGCATCAACTGGCTAGATTGTCAAGATATTGCTGTAGATTTGATCCATGTAAGGCTAGCATGATTGAGTCCTGTTCACTAAACACGTAGATGGATTTTGGACCAGATATGTAGTATGGGCTAGTAAAGTGTTTTTCTAATTGGATATAACTACGATTAACTAATTCTGTAGGCAGTTTAAACTGCCAATTCTTAATTTCTTTATTTTTATTCAGCATGTTAAACGCTGGACGGGTCAAGCGTAGACTATCTGGATTAAGAGGATTATGCCACCAACTTGCCGGATTGTCAAAACGTTGATAGCGTATGCCAAGTTTGGGATCTGCGGTAAAAGGATTTAGGGTATGTTCTTGGAACTTGTTCTGCCATACATTCTGCAATGATTCAGCAGTGCGTTTTGCCATGATTAAGGATAGATCTGATCGCCAGCTTTGAGTAGGACAACACTAAACTTGTCACTTTTGAATAAGATGTTGAGTTTTTTAGCTAGATTGATAGCGTGTCCAGGATTACTGAATGATACTTTTTTGTATTTAGGTCCAGGGTAAGCTACTAGGATATTCTGCGTTTTGAGATTGATAGGTTGCTTATCATAGAATACGGCCCAGATACCTTCACTGCTGAGGATCTGATCGCTTTTGTAGCTGGACTTGTTCACGTGCTCTAATAGCACATTGGGTTTTGGTCGACTCATAATATGTGTTTCTCCACATATTATTTATCTCATAATGTGAGTATATTATTAGAATCCACTACCACGTAATTCAACCTGTACTGTGGGTTCTGCGGCGGCCTGTTGTTTAATCTCTATTAGCCCATTGATTTTGATCAATAGATCAAAGATGTCGGCTTGTAGTTGACGTGCTTCGGCAGCCGACAGCGATAGGTCTTTGGCATTGGTCTGATTCATAACCTTGACGCGGTCATTAAATTTCTTCAGATGCAGGCTTAATTGTTGTTCCAAATAGTGCTCCATTTGCTATCCTAAGGCGTTCTTGCATTTCTTCTACAGTCTCGTACGGTCCAGCATAGGGATAGCGATTAAGTGTGATTAGTTTAGGACAATATGATTTTACCCAACCGTTGTTGAATTTGACGATATAGTAGCCTGCACAGAAAAAACTCTTGCTTTTTGTACCTTTGGTGAAGATAGGCAGTTTGTGTTTGACATCCCATAGGACATTGTTGGCTTTGTATTCACAAGGAAATCCATAAACACTGTTGCTTTCAGTGATCACACGCTTAGGCGGGGTCTTGTCTACTATGATGTTATACTTGTCACTGCATAATTTTAAACTGGCAAATTGCTCACGAGTCTGATCGTGCTGATAAACAACACCTTTAGGGTTGGCTAGGATGGTTCCAATCTGGATACCTCTATCTTCAACGATCCAACATTTATTTTTAACTATGGCTTTAGCTAACAGTGACATAATAGATGATTCCTACATAAGTTAAATAGTGCAGAGCTTGATCAACACCTAGCCATACCCACCACATACGATCACTGTAGGTATATCCTTGGTTGACTTGTTGTTTGACCCAATCGATATGATAATGTGCGATGAAATCTACCAATGGCAATATCAACAGTTGTTCGGGACTACGGATAAAAGGTATCAGGATCAAGAATGTCCAACAAGCATGAGTAGCCGCATGATGTAAACCGCCTTCGGCACCATAGATGCCTTTGTCACGGATCATGTAATCATACTGCATGACGAAATCGGCGATGAAATGCTTGATGCCAAATAATGCTAATAATAGGAATACAGTCAATGTCATCTGTAATATACGCTACGGCTCTTAGGAGTCTCCCACCAGTCAATGTGGTCAACAGTTACATTAAGTTTCTGCATTTTCACATCCACTAGGTCCGCCATCCAGCTGGATAAGTTTTCACTAGTTGGTACGAAATCTACTATCAAGAATCCTTCATAGTATTCATATTCTGGTGTGTTGGGTTCTAAATCACCCAAGTAGATGTTAAATCCTGCTACTTTGTCTGTGTCTGGAATGTACACTGGAATTAGTTTACGATCACCAATGATTTGACCATACAAAGGATCGCTACGATCTAACACGAACTGATGATCGATATATTCATTGATCCATTTCTTTAACCATTCAAGATGACGGAAGTCAGTTACCATACCAGTTGGATCTAATTGACCAGTTGGGCTACGTAGATAAACCTGTAGTTTGCCTTCATGTCCATGTAGGTGACGACAAGCACACTTTAAGTCTGCAGCATATTCACCGTTTAGTTTCTGTGTCCAAACTCTGTGTCCATAACAGAATTCAAACGTTTTATCAATTATATGTGCCATTTATTTCTTTTCCTCAACGTAATGTTTACTCCAGTCATACTGTGTTTCCTGATGTCTTTTACTCTGATAATGGCTAGGACCATCATAGTATTCTAATCCAAAATGGCGCCGTATGTTCTTTTGATCACCTTGGCTACCACACATGTCAGCACAGCGTTCACCAACTAGACGATAGAAATGTTCAAGAGCGTCTGTTACGGGCAATCCTGCTTGTTCGGCTAATCTTTCTAATTCTTTAGTCATACTATATTATATTTAGGTTTTTGATAGAAGTCAAATGTTTTTTGCACTATCCAATATACTTTCTAACTGTGCTTGGCGTTCTAACAGTTTGAAAAACAATGCTAGGGTATTAGCCGCATCAACATCCGCACGGTGTGCTTTACCTTTGAACTGTAGTTTGAACGAGCCCATAGCTGAACTCAATCCACCACTAGGTGCTTTACCACGTGTAAGCATCAAGTATGTATACCAAGTCTTAACATCTATCCAACGACGGCCAAAATGCGGAAAATCAGCATGGTTTTTACAGAATTCTGCCAATAATTCTACACTATCACCACCACCCCAGGTCACTGGGTTAATAAAGACCTTATGTTCTTTAATTAACTCACTGAGCTCACGGGCAACATGTTCATGGCTATATGCTTCTGCACGTATGTCACTATCAGTTATACCTGTGAGGTCATTGATGAATTCACTGATAGGCTCTTGCGGATCTATATACCATTTACGGACAACGTAGTCTTCAAACCGTGTATTCTTATCACCTATGGCTACACCAACCTGTATAATTTTACCAGATGGCTGATTGAGCTCTAAATCGAGAGCTAAAAATTTATCTGTGGTTATCATAGTCTATTAGGAAAGCGATTATTTTCTTTCCATAATGTATCTAAGTTGATTTTTAATCTTACATTTTTATCAATTTCTTTTGTCCAGTTTCTTGTATTTTCGCTAATAGGAATTTCTGATAATACTAAATCTAAATATGCTAAATGTTCTATTGGGGTTGGGTGTAAATCAAATCGAGTATATAGCTTATTCATTTTTCGATCAATATCATTCAAAATAGATATTGGTATGGTAGAAGATCTTTTTAAAACATAGTCTTCATATAACGGCCAGTCTGTTCCACGATGGGTGTTATACATATTTTTAACATGATCATCTAAGATACCATTGTCAAATAGTTCATTACTGCTAAATGGTTTACTAGTCCAATCACAGTTAAAAATAGTTTCATAAATGCTAGGGCGAATAAAATCGATAGTTTCTTTATATAAATAAATAACATCAGCAACGTTAGTTGCTTTAACTGGACTGTATTGGTCAATATTACTAATAGGAACCATTGATAAAAAAATATATTTTGCACTAATCTGATCTAGTATTTTTTTAGATGCATGTATAAACGCAAGATCTCGAATTAGATAACCGCGATCATCTGAATGTTTTTTTACAAAAAATTTATCAAGAAATTCTTGTGGTTGACTATATATACTACCTGGAGTTATCCATTGATTTTTTGCATATCTATCTTCTCGATAGATATTTGTCCACATAATAACTACTGTGTCATTTTTTCCTAGTTTATTTCTAATGATGCATTCATTTAATGAATTAAAAATAAAATGATTCCCACCACCACTTCTTCCCCAATTTTCATAAAAATCAAATTCTTGACCTAGTATATCAGCCCAAGTTGGCCACTCATATTGAGTAAAACTACATCCAAAGGTAAACAGTCTTTTCAAATCAATTCTTTCTGCGGGTAACTAGCACATAGCCAATCAGCCATGCTACTAGCATTCTCACTTAGTTTGACAAGATCATATTTGCCACAGAACTTCAAGAACTGTGCACCAACCATTGGTTGATTTTTAGCTACTTGTCCATTGGCGATTGTTTCTGCTATTTTAACTTTAATTGCATCTGGTTGTGCTGTTAGATCAACTAAGATACGATTACGTTCATAGTCATCTAACACACGATGTTCTACACCATTGTGATCAACCCAACGCTGTAGCATCATGTTGTTCCAATTATAACCTTTCTTATCTTTGTCACTGTAGGCTTCTTCAAGCCCTACTTTGTTTTTACTGCCTTTGGTGCGCACGCCTGGAAATGCGGAAAATACATTGTCTGTAGGATCACCACGCATACACTTTTCAAAAAGTATAAACTTAGGATCGGGAATCTTTTTAGGTTCTTTAGTTTTCTTATCTAAGACAGGTTTACCCTTCTTATCAAAGATACCTTTTAGTGTATGGAGCTCATCGCTTATCCCGTTATATTGATTAACATTATCACTAAGTAGCTGATAGAAATCAGTGTCGCTACTAACAATAGTGTGATGATCGTCGGGATGAGCTTGGATGAATCCAGAGATAAGATCATCTGCTTCAAGCTCAGGATGTTGCAGAACTGTGCAGTTTGTTTTATCAGCGATGAATGTTTTGAGCGCATCGAACGTCTCCCAAAATAGACGATCTTCTTCCGCTTCGCTTTCTGTTAGTGCGGCACGGGCAACACTGCGATTTTTCTTATAGGGCTCATAAAAGTCCTTGCGCCAACTGCGACCTTCAAGACAAAAGATAACATGATCTGCTCGTTGATCACGCCATGATTTGTTTACTGAAGCTAGGGTTACGTGTATGGCAAAACCCAGTTTATCCCAAGTATCACTTTGGCGATGTGCTGAATGTCTTGCCCTAAAGAATGTGTTTGCTGTGTCTACTAATAGATATCTCATTTAGTAATTATACTTTCATTTATGACGTTTGTCAAATGGTTTGCCCAAACCAAATGTGCATCGGATCCATAATGATAATTGCCTGTATTTACCGTATGATACCCTTGATCTTTTAACCAATGATAATAAGTTTGATTTTCATCATATGGGTTTAGGTAATTGTATCCCCAATTGAGATGTTCAGTAGATTTTAATGCCGAATAGCTGTTAAAGAATAAATGTGGAATGCTTGCTAATTCTTGATGTAGTGCCCAAATTTTTTCTTGAGCTTCTTGTGCTTTTTGCCTATGATCTATATTATTAACCCAATGCTTGTACTGTTTTTTAATAGCATCCGGCCAATCATTGCCAAAACCGCCTGCGTTAATCTGCCAATATTGTCCTTCATATAACCATTCTTCACGTTCCCAGGTACTCCATCCAATTATTATTAAATCTGGTTGATTATTTCTAAGATAGTGTCTTGTAGTGCGAATGATACGATCATTACTGCTGGCGCTTTCGGCATCACAATATAATTCAGCTGAGAGATTTTTTGCTAGAATATTACCATAGCTAACGTATAAGTTATCGGGATGTGATGATCTACCTAGATATTTGTATTGTGGATCATCATTAGCAAATGCAAATGAATTTACTGCTTCAGCACCGGCTGAATGACTGTCACCATTTACATATAGGATCAACTTATTTCCGTTCTACCGTTACCTAAATCTTTACGGTTACTTGCTCGTTTATCTGGATCGGCCATTTCTTGTTCATAGTTTTCCATAACTACATTTTGGCAAACACTACGAAACCAATTGTCTACCAGATCTTGATCTGTTTTGCCTTGATAACCAGCACGGATCAAATTAGCTACAAATTTGTCATTCCAATCCAATTCAAAACTACCTGCACCTGGATTATCTTTATCAAGCTCCATACCGATAACTTCTACCCAAGGCTCACCTGCTTCTGTGGCAATCTCTTTTGGAGTTTTTTTGGCTTTTTGACTCTTGATAACTGGCGCTTCTGGTTTAGTACCAAATAAACTATTGATTAATTTCTTTATCATACTAATCCTTGAATAAATCTACGGTTTCCCATGGTAAGTTTGCTTTACCAAAGTGACCATAGTTAGTTGTGGAACTGTAGATAGGGCGGAACAGCTCAAATCTATTTATGATGCCTGCTGGTGTCAGATCAACATTCTCACGTATCCACTGAGTAATAGTGTTATCAAACTCGATACCCTTGTTTGTCTTAACAAACAAGCTGGTGGGTTCTTTAACACCAATAGCATAACTGATCTGCACTGTTGCTTTATGTGCGCCTTGCGTGGCTACGATATTCTTAGCTAGATACCTAGCCATATAAGCCGCACTACGATCCACCTTAGTAGGATCCTTGCCAGAGAATGCGCCACCACCGTGTGGACTATAACCACCATATGTATCGACAATGATCTTACGTCCTGTCAATCCAGTGTCGCCATCTGGGCCACCAATGACAAATCTGCCAGTTGGATTGATGAGATATTCTGTATTGGCATCTATTAAATTTGGCGGCAATACTGTATCAATGATAGTTTTAACCTGCTCACGTAAATCGTCGATATCTATATCAGCTGAGTGTTGCGTTGAACACACTATCTTAGCGATACGACTAACAGTGCCATCATCATTATATTCCATGGTAACCTGTGACTTGGTATCGGGACCTAACCATACCACTCCACTCTTGCGAACTGCTGTTAACCGTTCGACAATTTTGTGACTGTAGTAAATAGCACTGGGCATGAGATCTGGCGTTTCGTTGATAGCATATCCAAACATAAGTCCTTGGTCACCAGCACCAAACGTGTCAGTGCCTAAGGCAATGTCTGCTGATTGACCGTGCATATAGTTCTTGATGTCAACATTTTCCCAATGGAACCCCGTTTGCTCATAGCCAATATCGCGGATAACACGACGCACAGCATTTTCAACTTCTAGATGATTGTAAATACCTTTGTATTCACCAGCTAGGATGACTTGATTCGTAGTTACTAATGTTTCGCAAGCACACCGATAGGCCTTATTGCCTTCACGCATCATTAGATCTAATACTGCATCACTGATAGCGTCTGCTACCTTATCTGGATGTCCTTCACTGACACTTTCACTTGTAAATAGATAACTCATTAAACTCCCCATTTTAGTGCAAATAGCACTCTATCGTACTCATTATTAAATTCAATTCTACATGGTCCGTCATGGAATGCCCAATTGTCAGGCCCAAAATAATCTAAACACCAAATGGTTATTTCACTCCATTTATTTTTATCAATATAAACTGTTATCATTTTCCCCAACTATTACCCCAAAGATCAACATGTAATCTTGGGCTGTAATAATAACCACGACGCATAGCCTCATCAGCTACATTAAATTTATTACCATCATAGACTTTAACCACGCCGCCTACTGGCATAATGTATATAACACCTTTGAACTTGGCTTTACGGTATTCTGATACTGCACGATCCACTTCGTCAAAATCTTTGGGATTCTCAACTACGAATTTAAGATAAGTTGTGCCAACCTTTTCATAGCTCTTAACTATCTCAGGTTTAACTGCATCAGCCCACTTCTCACCACTTGCTGATAGTTTAGCACTAACTGAGAATGTAATCTCACGACTGCCACGATTCCATAATTTTAGATACTTGGCAAAGTCTTCATGTAGTTCTTGAGTACCATTTGTTTCGAATGTTAAGTTCTTAAGATTATACATATTCTTATGGCTTAATAATTCTGGATAAGCACGTTGCCAACCTAGTAACGGTTCACCACCTGTGATAACCAAATGTGTGTCATTACCATTGGGCATGATCCAACTGTTGCTAGGTACCAGATCCAGCATACGTTTTACTACAGCATCAATTTCTAACAAGGGACTAAGATGTTTGAACTTTGGATCCCAACTCGCATAACTGTCACAGCCTGTTGTGACTAATGGAAGTTCTTCATATATACGATATTTTGTTGGATCAATGAACTCGCGTTCAGTGCTCATCTGTGTGCGATCTGTCATGCCAAAACCACCACAGGTAAAGTTACAGCCGAAGGTCCTTAAGAACACACTAGGCACACCAATAAAGCGTCCTTCACCTTGTGCTGAATAAAATATTTCGGATACTTTTAGTTTCATAATGATATTATACTAGACTTTTTGAACGTTGTCAATCAGCGTTCCCACGGATAAACGATCCAAACATCTTCTTCGGCTTTGTTTATCTCTATAGCACTGTAGTCGACCTTGCGACTAAACTTGCTGCTTAGGTTATCAAATAATACAGCAAAACGAACATTATTACCCCAGATGTCTACCCAGGCTGGATCGTTGGGCAAATTACCTGCTTGCCAATCTTGGATAATCCAATCAAGTGTAGCACCTGTGTCATTGATGTCATCTAATATTAAGATGTTTTTACGTAGCGCGGGATCGCTGGTTGGCTCACCTTTAGGTCTAGGCACAGCACTAGCATCTATATAGCCAAAGGCATCTTCTGCCATCCATCCATTGCTTTCACCACCTGAACCATCACGTAGGGCTACTTTCAATGTTTCCATTGGAATATCTAATGTATGGCTCATATACACAGCAGGAATTAATCCACCTCTGGTTAGTCCCACGATATAGTCTGGGCGCCAATCGTCCTTGTACATTTTAAAACTGATCTGATTTACATATTCTTGGATCTGTTGATCACTAACGTATAATTTTTTCATCTCATCAACTCCATGGTCATGATCTTAGCGATAGCATCTGTTTTATGTTCATCATCTTCGTGTATGATGTGCATGTTAGTAGTCCACTCACTGCGAGCTTTATCCCAACGTCCTACTTCAAGGATGATACCACCTGTGGCATTGTAGATACGGAAGTTAGTTTCTGGATTACGATCAAAGAAATTAGGTGAATCATTGCGACATTTAATAGATACAATGTCCCT